GCCCTTGCTTGCGTTGTAGATTAGCGCACATCGCGCAGTAAAGGTACCCGGATTCCACTCTACATTAGCAAAATCAACGTAGGCCGTATAGCCAGACGAACTTACTGTAACGCCAGTAAGTACTTTGCCGCCAGCAGAATACCCGGTACCCGTTATCTCGTGGTCAGTCGTATAGACAGTCGTATTCGCGTTCAAATCAGCGTTCGCGTCGTACAGAGCAATCTTAAGCACATCCACGGTTAGGTCGTGGGTGCCCAAGTAAAGCTCCTTCTTGAAGCTGGTTGTCTGGGTTTGAACGATGCTCATCAGTTAACTGCCAACCGTACTTGGCCATCACGGTACGCATCCATACGCTGCTTGCCATCGCCCAAATTCTTCAGCAGAGTGATCGCCTGCACGTACAGCTTCTCGTATAGCGCTACCAGATCGTCTTCGCCCTTCATGAACCGGATGGCTTCAACAAGCGCCGCGTTCAGCAAAGCAGAGTCGAAGTTATCGCCAAGCCATGACGTGCCAGCGGTAACGATTGACTCCGGGTAGTAGTAATAGTGCAGTTCTGCGGTCAACGCAGCACTAGGCGTCGGCCCGAGGATGAATGTCAACTCGGTAACGTTGTCGGAGCGAGGGCCAAAGATAGCGTAGTGCTTGGGCACTCCAGAAACGTTAGGGTTTGGGTACGCCTCACGGATGAAGTTGACATCCTTGTTGAGCAAGTACACGTAGTCTCCGTCTGGCTTTACTACCGCCAAGGAGTACACCGACAGGAAGTCAGCAGGGCACTGAAGGTACTTGTTACCAAGAGTCAGCGTACCAGTAACGTTCTTACGCAAGTTGGCAAGTTGCACCGTGTTGTAGATACGTTGCTCAGCCTGCTTCGTGAACAAAGCATACTGATCATTCGTAAAGGTGTTCTCGCAGATGTCTGCGATGTTCGCCTTCAACTCGGTGTAGTTCATCTATGCCTCACGCCATTGGGCCACGAGCCATCGTTCCCTTGGTAGCACAGCCGGTACCACGAATCTTGATGCCGGAAGTCTTGGGTGCCGGGTCGTAGCCGTCTCGGGTAATGTTGCCCACCGACATGTTTATGCGGTTTGCTACGGTCGGCTCCGCAGTAGCGCCGTTGCCAAGAGCAACTTTGCCGCCCTTCATCGTGTGCGGCTCGGCATAGACCTTAGCGTCGCCAACTTCTTTGCCGCCCATCTTCTTGCTGAACTTAGCCATCTTAGCCACCCTTCTTGTAGGTGAACGAAGACTTCTTCTGGTTGGCAACCTTGGCAAGATTGCGGCCCAGCGCCTTCATCTGTGCATTGGTCTTACCGCCTTTGGCAAGCTTAGTCATGGGTTGACCGGGATGTTTTGCTTTTTCGTGCTTGTGCACGGCCCCAGCAATCATCTTCTTGTCTTGCGCGAGATCTTTCTTGTCCATATCGACTCCTTACGTCGTTTGGATGGTTACTGTACCAACAGAGGCAATTGCCACCAAGTAGTTTGGCGTCAACCCTGCATCAGTTCCTCTAGCCCCTCCAACGGGGTTCCACCCCCATTGGATGTCCCGAGAGCCGCCAGTGGGTACACCACCGTACGGATTGTCCGGATCGAGTTGCAGTCCGTTCACCCCCGCAGTTACATACGTGCTGTCCTTGCGCGGGTTGCGCACGGCTTGCGGGTCGTCAACCGGATACATACCAAGCTGCAACTGCGGATGGTCTGGATCCCAACATTCTTGGCAAACCAACAAGTTGAAGATCTTGGTCTTAATGACCTCTTTGCGCAGCGTCTTCAGCTTGAACTGCTGCCCACAGCGGTCGCACATGGCGATGCTGAACTTGCCAGAGGCGAAGCGATTACCCATTAGGTATACCCCCCGCCAATAAACATCTGCCGGGGCACAAACCGCACTGCGGCTTTCTCGCGGTCTTCGCCTGCGGCCAAATCAAACTGTTCGTCGTATGCCTGCTTGAGCATCGGGAGCCGGTCGGCCAAGTCGGGCTGCTTCATGGCAATGTAGTACGCCAGCCCCGCAACCACACAAGGCAGGAAACGGAAGTTCATGTCCGCCGTGGCTACCCCAGACCCAGCGTCTTGAATACGGCGCAGTCGCCAGTACACAAACGTGTACGAGGTGCTGTTATCAGGTGTCGGCCAGACAGTGACGGCAGGCAGGTTGGGGTTAAAGACCGTAGTGCCGTTGGTATGCGAAGCGGCAGTCGTGCCGTTCTGTGCACGGAACACACCGCCCAGCGTGTTGTCGCTGTTGATGTACCCGTAGTAGATATCTTCGCTGTCAAGCCGGATAAAGCCAGCAGCCGGAAGGCTCGTGGTGTCGCTGAGCGTGATCGTCGTGGTGGAGCTATTGATGGTACCCACCAATGTCGCGTTGGCCGGGCTTACTTGCCCGCTCATGCGTTGCACCCAGACTTGTATAGGACGCGCTTGCTGTAGCTTGTTAGGTATCGTAGCGTACGTAGAAACGCTAATACGGGTGATGGTCAGATCCGCCTGAGTGGACGAGGAGTTGGCCCCCGTGCGGATGACATGCTCCATCAGGTCGATGGTGTCAGTCGGCAGTGCGTACGTGTTGAGGCCGGGGGTCAGCGTGAAGCTCCCCTCCTCAATCGTCCACATGTTAATGCCCCGGTTCTGCCACTCGATAGTCATCAAGTTCATGGAACGACGTGCAGTGCGCAAGTCGTAACCGGAACGCATTTCTCGGCCAGCACGCTCGAACGCTTCCTCGGCTAGATCCGTGAAGTCAAGATCGAAAGCGGTGGTGCCGGTTGTGGTCATGGTTTATCGCTTGGCTGTTTTTGCTGACTGCTTGAAGGCTTCAGCCGTTGGAGCACCAGCTTGACCCGGCTTACGCATGCGCTCGCCAGAGCCTTTAGCGATTCTTTTGCGCTTTGCATGGATATTGGCATACAGACCCACCTCCCCGCCTTCAGCGTACTGCTCAAAGTCAGTGTCGTCGCGGCGAGCCTTGCGCTTACCGCTGGGCATCTTCGAGGGCATGATGGCCCCCATACCGCGACTGGGCATCATGTCAGCACTTCCCCATCTTGCCGCCACCGGCCATCTTGATCATCGTGCCCTTGGTCTTGCCCTTGATGGCAACGCCATCGCGGCTCGGAGCAGCGGTCTTAACAGCGCCCATCTTGGCAGTCGTCATGCCCTTCTTTTGCATGACGCCACCGCCCATAGCCATCTTCTTTGCCTTCATTTCGGACTCCTTGTTGGAAAATTTACGGCCCTTATCGGCCTGAACAAACTCTTCTCCCACGGACTGTGGGACGCCTGCTTTCTTGGCGAACTTGGGGTTGTTAGCCACCGCCGCCATGAACCTGTGCTGTTTTCCGCTAACTGAGGGCACTTCGTTGCTCCTTCATGTAAGCATCCAACTTACCCTCAAGACGATCCAACCGAGCAATCACCCGGTTCATATCGTCGTGTACGTCCGACTTCGTGACGTACTCCTTGGCGATCTCCTCCCGCGTACGGTTGAGAAGAATCTGAATGCGCTTCACCTCGTCCGCATGCGACTTGATCACCCAGAGAATGATCGCCGACAGGAAGGAGAGGATGACGTTCCATATCAGCAGTTCCATGCTCGCAAACTCTTGTTAATCCTCGAATCTGGATCGTTCGCGGTCTTTGCGCTTGTAAGCTTCTTCTTCATGCCTTTCATACGGGCACAGAAAGAGTCTCGGCGCGGCCCGCCCTCCGGCTGTGGAGCCTTCAGGCCCGGCTTGCCCGGATTGGCACGGTTGTAGGAGGCGCGCCCTTTGGCGTTCAAGCCGCCTTCGGGATTCTTCCCCTCTGACCGTTGCCATGCTTGACTCTTAGCCATAAAAGATGGTCACGATTCCGCCGCTAGGCACCGTCACATAAATGCCGGTTTCAAACAAAATCCCCTCTCCGGGGATAAGGTTTGCAAACGGCACGATGGCGCTAGAAGGGCAGTTGAAGCGAAGTCGCTCGACACCGGAAGCTCCACCATCGGTAAAGATAATGTCGCCAGAAGTGCCGCCAGAAAGGCATTGATATCCTTTCAGCCGAGCGCGACCGGTCACCATAGTGCCGGTATCTTCTCGGTGCGCGGACTTTACATCGGTTTGCATCATGGCGATGCTCTCCTATCAGGTGGCGGTAGTAACGTTCGTCCAACCGGTAGTGCCGTTTGTGTTCACATACAAACGAGTGGAGGTCGAAGAACCGTCCGTGCGGATATACAGCGAACCTTGGGCAGCAGACACCGTAGGAACGCCAGAACCAACGTAGATGCCAAGACCTGCCGTGGAGGACATCAGAAACGCTGACATACCACCGGCAACAGGTGCGGTGCCGCTGTCAGCCGTCACATTGCCCGTGGCAGAAACGGTGGTGGCAGTGACTGTACTCGCGGTGACATTGCCAGTAACAGCGCCAACAAAACCGTTGTTCGATACGACTGGGCCGCTAAAAGTCGTGGTTCCCATGTGGAACACTCCTCAAATTGCGCTTGCTGTCTCTGAGGTCAGTCCGCCAAGTCGGTCAGCAAGCAGGTTGAAAATCTTGGGACTGTCGAGTTTATACACCTACCACGGAAAAAAGAAAAGGGGGCCGAAGCCCCCTTTCCGTAGAACCACTTAGGCTCCGGGCGAACCGAAGATACCCAGCGGGTCCGAGACACCGAA